TTATAATTAAATTTCATTATACGTTGGATTCTTTGCAGTGCTGATTGTTTACTTCGTGTCATATTGCTTTAATTTTTCTAAATATAATATCATATCCATTGCTTCTTGTTGTGCGTGATTTAGCCATTCTAAACGTGTTAAATCTGTTCTGTCTAATGTAGTACCATATTTATTAATTCCTACGTTAGAACGTTGTTTAAATTGTTCTATTACTGATTCTACTATACTATCTTTCATTTACTAAATCTTTTAGAATGTTGTGTGTATAATTCCATAACCTTTTTAGATGCTTCATATTCTGAAAATTCTATTTTTGTTTTATCTATTTCAAAAGTATATATCTTTAAGTTGTCTGATATTTGAAACTTAATTACGTGATACATTTTTGTGTTTTGTATTGGTTGTATTACATAAGCTAAATCATTCTTCCAGCATAATCTCATTGCTTCTATTTCATCTTCTTTTGGAGAATACTTTTCTGATTGCTTTTTAGCCATTTGTAACATCCTTTTTAAATATTGATTTTAATATTACAGGTGACCAAGTTTGTGTTAAACATAAATTATAAAGCATTTGCCCTAATTCATCAATATCAATATCATCATTTTCTGTTTCTATTGTTGATGTTTTTCCGTAAGATGTGTATGTTAATTTCATTTTAAAATAATTTAGTTTGGTTAGTATGATTTGTAATTCGTTCCATTGCTTTGTCGTAATACTCTTTATCTAACTCACAAGCTGTTAAGTCAAATTTGTAATCGTGACAAGCTATTGCAATACTTCCTGAACCTAAATGTGTATCTAATATTTTATCGCCTTCTTTAGCATATTTATCTAAAAGCCATTTGTATAGTTGTTGTGGTTTTTGCGTTGGGTGTATTGCTCCTCCTATTTTTTGTATTTCACATCTATTATATTCGACTACTCTTAATGCTTGTTGAAAAGAAGTATAAGCAAGTTCACCATCTGAATTACAAATTCTTTGCCCTTTATCCCAAAATAACCAGCCCATTGAACTTGGTAAATATTTAGTAAAATAATTAGCACCCCATATTATTTGATTTTTTGAAACTCTAAATAATTCCTTAAAATAGTTTTCATTTGGTATTTCATTATCCCAACCTTTAAATTTATATTCTTTTCTACCACCGTGTTTGCTTGTGCTTTTTCTTGAGCCATCATAACCTATCCCATAAGGTGGGTCAACAATAGCTAAATCAAAATAGTTATCAGGATATCTGGCCATAAGCAACATATTATCCTCGTTTGTTATTGTTAGCATTAGTCAAGTTTTAAAAATTCTGTTTCTGCATACTCACTGAACCATTCACTGTTTTCTTTGTATTTGTCTATTACTGCATTTATAAATACTAATTCATCTAAAGAACTTGTTTGTAATTTAGAAACTATTTCTTCTATGCTTCTTAATATATTAGTTGTTGTTTCAGGGTCTGTATTGTAGATTATTTTAAATTCGTTTCTTACTATTTCTTCCAAGTCTTTATTTAAACTATTTATCTTGTGTTTAATTTGTTGCTTGTACTGTTGTGTAAAAAATAAATTCTCATTTGATTCTAACAGTAACTGACTTAATATTACTGATTTTAAATACTCTTGTTGTATTGCGTTTACTTCCATTGTTTTGCTTTTGTTAGTTCTAAATATGCTACTTCTTTTTCTATTCTATTTGTGTTGTAAAATTGTGTTGTTGCTGGGTTCTTATTATTAAGTTCCCATTCTGGGATAATTAGATTTAAGTTAAAACTGTATATTCCTTTTGGAGTCGAGTTAAAATACATTGGTGTGTCTAAATGCTTTTCACATTCTTGCTTCATTGCATCATACTTTTTCTTTTCAAGTAGTAAAGTATTGTAATGTGTTTTTCTGCATTTAAGTTCTAATCTATGTCCTTTGATGGGACTGTAACAATCCCACCTTGACATTTGATTTTTAGCTTTAACTAAATCAGGATATACATTTTCTTTTAACCAATTAAATAAATCAACTTCTGACCAGTTATTCATTTATTTTATATTCGTTGTAAACTCTTCTTAATTCATCAAGTTTACCTTTCCAACAACTTGCACAAGAACTTATCTGTAAACGATAGTTAAATACGTTAAAATAGATGTCTGAAATCTCTTGTTGTTCTATTGGTGTTAATGTAGTTTGTTGAGCAGATAAATACTTTGTAAGTTTATTATAATCTGATTCATTTAAACAGTTTATATTTCTGTTATAAGGAAATAAATTATTTAACTTTTCTTTTCTTTCATCACATCCGCAATCTATACCTGTTGCTTCGCTAAACATTTCAACTACTTTTTTAATTCCTGTTACTTCGGTTAGTTTTTCTATTGAATCTCCTAATCCTGCTGATTTTCTTTTTGCCATTTTAGTTTTTTTTAATTAATATATTTGATTGTAATCATTTTCAATATAATCAGTATAATCCTTCTGAAATTTTTCTTTTAAAATAATCTTATAATTCTTAATTGAATGAAAAATAGATATTAAACTGATTGTTGTTTCTTTTGAAATGTCTCTCATAGATAAATCATTGTCTCTATAAAGTTTAAACAATTTGCGGTCATACCAACTCCAATTCTCAATCTCATCATCAATTAATATACATATATCATTATATGCCTTGTGTTCTTCTATGTTTGAATCATCAAATAATTCCCAGCATCCATCAATAGGTACTTTTGTTATCTTTTTCTTTTTGTTATAATATTGGTAAAATAAAGAACGTAAAGTAAAGTATACATAACCTTTTCTTACATTGCCATTTTCGTTTATTATCTTTTCAGAAGAAGCATATTTCCATAAAGCAATATACGTTTCTTGTACCAAATCTTCAGCATAATCGTACTCACCAAATTTATGGATTATTTCAATCCATTCTTTGTGGTGTTTTGCTACTTGTTCCAGCCAGTTGAAGTTGTCCATATAAATGAAAATGATATTATTAATATTAGAACCTGTATAGTATGTTCTGTTTCGTCATCAAATTCATCATCGTTATATAATGCTCCGAGCATTACACCCTTAATTGGATTTATAATTATTTCACAATCGTAAAATTGTGCTATTATAAATGCAGTAAATAAAATAAAACCTAAAGTTAATGTTATCATATTAAAATAATTTTGCGTTTACTTTTGCTACTTTCTTTTCAGATATTACTTCTTTTAATTGGATTGAAAAATCAATATGTGTTAATTCAGAATCAACTTCTAATAATTCTTCAATACAATCAGCTATAGGAGTCAAATTATATCTTGCTTCCATATCTGTTAATTCTTGTAAATATACAAGCTTTTCTTTTAAATCTTTAAAAAAACTTATTAACATTTTATTATCTGAATGATAAAGTAACATTCTTTCGTTTGAAACTTGTAATTCTTCTAAATGGTTTTTTATTGTTGTTTTCATATATCTTCTATTTCTTGTTTAACTTCTTTCCAATAGTTAAATTGTTCTTCTGTTTGAATAAATTGATTATCATAATTTAATATCTCATCAACTGCTATTAATGCACATTGTGTTGCATCTTCATCAATAGGAATTACAAAATAAGAATTTGAAAAATCTTTACAGTTTAAAAACTTACTATGCATTTCTATTGCTTTTTCTTTTGGTGTCATAATTAAAATATGTCTTTTAATGGGTCATAAAATGCTCCTTCAACTTGTGGCAATCCAAAATTATTTACTTTAAAACTAAAGTTTTCAAATGGTGCATTTCTTGAACGTTTACAACTTACGGTTACTAATCCTTTATTAACTGTGTTTAATTCTAATTGTATTTGTGTTTCTGTTTTCTTTTCTAAAAATGAACCTAAATGCCCTGTTGGTTTATCTGTTCCAAAGTTAGAATGTATTACTGTTACTATGTGGCAATTTAACTCCTTTGACCATTTCATTAACTTCTGGACAACTGCATTACTTTCTTCTATATTATTTACATCACTACATAAATCTGCTATTCCATCAATTATAACTAATCCTATATCGGTTGCTTCAAGTTTATCGTATAGGTAATATTCTATAAATTCAACCCTTTCTTTAAATGATAATTG